AGCTACGATGCTGAACTAAGTACAGGTTTGGTTGAATTTTTCAATAGAAATATTACACCTTATCCTACGGAATCTAGTGGTCCAAAGTTTGATCTTATTCCTGTTGAAAAACAGAAGGATCAGATGGTAAATGTCGCTAGAATGTATGCACAACAAGAATATAATAGAATTATGGACTTGGTGCAGGTACTTCAAACTCAAGCCGCGGATATTAAACGCAGATTAGAAATTACTGATGCTATACATGCTGCACAGTATAACTTTCAAGTATATCATGGGCAGGCATATTGGTTAGCATATGACAGTTATAAACAATGTACTATACTAACACACAATGGTCCTGATGATTGGGGAGCAGGAGCACCTGTTCAATATGAATATATATGTAAGGTAAAATGGTTAGGTGACTACACATGGGTAGAGCTTGACAAAGACGATAATTATAATTAAAATAGAAGGCAATCATGAGTAAACAACAATACAACCTAAACACCAAGACTGATTACATAAATCGTAAAATGTTTCTTGACCCTGAAGGTCCAGTTACCATTCAACGATTTGAAGAAGTCAAGTACAATAAACTACAAAAGATAGAACAAACCGCCCGTGGTTTCTTTTGGGTACCTGAAGAAATTAGTCTATCTAAAGATGCTAATGATTTTAAAGATGCCAGTGATGCAGTTAAACATATCTTTACTAGTAATTTATTAAGACAAACAGCACTTGATAGTATTCAAGGACGTGGACCAGCACAAGTTTTTACACCTGTTGTTAGTTTGCCTGAACTAGAAGCACTGATGTATAATTGGAGCTTTTTTGAAACCAATATACATAGTCGTAGCTATAGTCACATCATTCGTAACATCTACAATGTACCAAAGGATGTGTTTAATACTATTCATGATACAAAAGAAATTATTGACATGGCCAGTAGTGTTGGCAAGTACTATGACGAATTACATCAGATTAATTGTGCTAAAGAATTAGGCGGGCATATCACAGAGGAAGACCACATCAAAGCAATTTGGCTAGCACTTAATGCCAGTTACGCCCTAGAAGCATTCCGCTTCATGGTTAGTTTTGCTACTAGTCTTGCTATGGTAGAGAATAAAATCTTTATTGGAAACGGTAATATTATTAGCCTAATTCTACAAGATGAATTATTACACAAAGAATGGACTGCTTGGTTAATCAATAATGTGGTAAAAGAAGATCCTAGATTCGCCCAAGCAAAACAAGCTTGTGAACAAGAAGTATACAACATGTATATGGAAGTTATTAGAGAAGAAAAAGATTGGGCTACTTATTTGTTTAAGATGGGACCTGTCATTGGTCTTAATGCCAATATTCTAAAAGAGTTTGTAGACTTTACAGCCGCCAATGCTCTTAAAGAAATAGGTATCAAGTATCTTAGCTCATCACCAAAAAGTACCCCGATACCATGGTTCAACAAACACAGTGACACCAGTAAAAAACAGTCTGCTCTCCAAGAAACAGAGAGTACAAATTATGTAATTGGAGTTATGTCTGAAGCACTGGACTATAACCAATTACCACAACTATAAGGAAAATAATATTATGCAAGCAGTTATATGGTCTAAGTACAATTGTGCCTATTGTGATCAAGCAAAGGCATTACTAAATCAAAATAGTATCCCATATGAGGAAAGAAAAATAGGCAATGGTTGGGATAAAGAAGATTTATTAGCAGCAGTGCCAACTGCTAGATCAGTACCTCAAATTTTTCTTAATGAAGAATATGTAGGTGGATTCACGGAACTTAAACAAAAATTAACACAAGGATAAAAATGCAGTTTACAATCAATGAAGTCTTAACATTTAAATTGAATGGCGGTGACGAAATAGTAGCAAAAGTACTTTCAGGTCCTGATGAGTATGGTTATATCACTGTCTCCGAACCAGTCTCAGTGGTCACTACCAGCAATGGTGTTGGAATGATTCCCACTATCATGACCGCAGAAATCAATGCTGAAAATAAACTAAATACTAGTAGTATTTCTATGTTTACACCAACTAGTGATAACATCAAGTTAAAGTATTTGGAAGCGACAACTGGAATAAAAGTACCAACAAAAAAATTAATCATGGGGTAATATATGGCAGCAGTAGGTAGAGGAGCTAGCAGAATAGGAGATATTAATTCTGCCGGAGGCAAAATACTCAGGGGAGCTAAATCAGTTTTTATTAGTGGTCTACCTGCAGGACTTCATGTAAGTCCAGTTACACCGCACTTACCGTTTAATGGTCCGCATAAGGCTTCTTTTACTGTAACTGGTAGTCTATCAGTTTTCTGTGAGAAGTCTCCTTTATTGAGAGTAGGATCACAGACTACATGCGGTCATTCTATTGTACAGGGTAGCTTAACTGTTAGGTGTCCATGAGTACAGTTGCATCTCAAACTCCGTTAGGAGTTAATGTATTAGGTTCGCTGTTACAAAATACAGGGTTTACTATAAATCCATTGGTATTGAAATATATAGGTGTTTCTAAAAACAATAATAATTATGATCCAGGTAACCTTATAACAGATACATGTTTAAATAAACTAACATATGCCATTAATTTTGCTTATGGTTTACTAACTGATCCTATACCTACTATATCATCCACAACATACGACAAATTAATTTCAATTGGTTCAGATACAATACCTTGTTTAGGTAATTCTAAACCAAGTACATATGATTGGACCGGACCTGCAAACACAGGATATTCAACCGCAGGCAACACCAATACTGGACAAGCAGCCACTTGGAATCCTTATAACACCTCTAATGCTAACAAAGCAATAACACAGTGGGGATTTTTAAGATTACCTGCATTTCAAGCTTGGAATGAATATAATTGGAATGGTATACCACTTGCTAGTACACCAAATTATAATGATTTTACCGCTTCTGTGCAGGTTGCGTCGGGGTATGTGAGTTCATATAATACTTCTTTGTACTCTGTTGCTCAATCTAATACGTATTTAAAAGGCATTTATAGCAATATGAATGACTTAATAAGTTCAGATGTAACAGGTGTAAATTTAGCTACCAATGCATTTGGTCAAGACTTAATCACGTTGGGTAGAGCAATTAATCTAGAAAGAATATCACTATTTGGATTACCATCAGTGTTATTGAAAACCATAGTATCTAACAATAGTTTAACACAAAATCTTAGTTTAGCTCTATTATCTAGCGGTTTGACTGAGAACGAAATTACTAATATTATAGTTAGCGATTCCCCAATAACTACCAGAGAACAAGAACAAAAGTTATACGGTTCATTTTTAGTTATAGTAGGTAGAGATCTACAAGAAATATTAATACCATTAAATTGCAAAACCAATGGAATAGAATCATTGGCAGATTTGCTTAATATAAAAAAATTATTTCCAAACAGTTATACTTCAATGACGGTTCCTGTATATAATACCACTGCAGGTCCAACTAATAGCAAAACATATTATCCAATATTTAATAATCAAAGTGTCAATGGTAGATTATCTACTCCCACCGTTAAAAATCAAATAGGTATTATAAACCCAATAGGTGCACCTATTACAGTGCCAAATAATGGCACATTTCAACTTCCTCAACCCGGATTTGGTGCTTTTCTAATTGGAATATTACCTGATGATATAGCTATATCTACGGGTGCGTTTTCGGTTTCTATGCAACAAATCAATAATATAGCAGGAGCTGATATAGAAAAATTTGCACAGGTAGTTTTTTCTATTGAAACTACAAAAGGGTTAAATCTAGTTAACGGAACTGATGTACCTGTTGATACTGCATTGGCTAATGCAGCATTTGCAGCACTAGCTAAAGGATCTGGGCCTTCAGGATCATATACTATGTCTGATTTTTTCGGTGCAATGTCAGGTCTACCATATTATTGGCAAGAAATATATAATAATATTATAGATTAATAAACTTAAATATTAACAGAATTTAAAATATATATATTTTTCTATCTCTGTAGGACTTAATAATTGGATGAATGATACAAAATCAATTCTTTCCGTAA